TTATGCTGAGGACATTTGCGGTGTGGTTAAGCAAAAAACAAACGGAACATGTCAGTTTTCATGGTTCTGTGAACACGGCTTGACAATCACCAACAGATCAGTGTATAATCAAATCCGTGAGATGGCGGCCTACATGGTTGTCAACTACGATAAACTTGAGGATGTGACCGATGGTGCAACATACTATCATGCAGATTATGTTAATCCACATTGGAAACTCCAACGTGTAAGCCAAATTGGCCGACACATTTTTTATAAACGTAAAGGTGATGAAATTGACAGGAATCGTGAATTCTACTAACGAAAATACAGTAATTGTTTCATTTATTGTGGGTATTTCCACCATTATTGTTGCAGTAGTTGCAGCAGTGGCAATGTATAACATCGAAGACCGTAATAATATGTCAAAGAACATGGAACAAGCAATCTCTAAAGGTGTTGATCCATTGTCCGTTAAGTGTGCATATGAAACAAACACCTCGCAAACTTGCACCATCTTGGCATTGGGTAAGAAATAATGCCTAGTCGTGATGAAATTGCAGAATTTAGCACATTGATTCAATCATTGGCGGATGAACGTGGTGAACATTGCATGGACGTTATTGTCCAACATTGTAATGAAACCGGTGTCGAGGTTGAGGTTGCAGCAACATTGTTGTCAACCCATCTAAAGGCACGTATCCGTGAAGAAGCACAATCAATTAACCTAATCAAGAAAAGTTCCTCTTTACCACTATGACCGAAAGCACAGGGTTCAATGCGTACTCAATGTACACAGCCCTAAAGTTACATTTCACCGGTTCTTATGATTACTTCAAATACAACGGTAAGACAGCAGTTACACAGGACACATTCCTGAAACGCAAGGACAAATACCAATTCTATAAGTTGAGTCGTAAGTATAAGATGGAAGAACTCCAACAGTTTTACATTGCAAACTTTGTTTATGGTTCTTCTACTTGGGTTGGTGAAATGTTAGGTCCTAATGGTGATGAAGCTTACCTGAAGTGGTCCAAGATAAATCAAGCCTTGACTTACAACTTCAAAGAGAATATAATCGGTCTCCTAAGTTGTGTGGATGAACCAGATGAAATCTTCCGTGTACATGGAGGACAACATCCACGGTTACTTGTCGAGGTTATGCAAGGTGTATCCACAATTGAAACGATGGTCATACTAAATGATATGATGAATTTCTTTCCTATGTGGACCAAGAATATCGATGATGATATTATTTGGCCTAATTGGAAATTGAAAAGTGAAAAGTATGCACCATTCCTACGTTATGATAAACCAAAATTCAAAGAGATTCTAAAAGAAGCACTACATGAAATACACTAAAATTTATTTGGACCTTGACGGTGTAATTGCCGACTTCAACAAACGATTCATTGAATTGTTCGGCCTGTCACCTCGATCTGCGGATGCAAGGAAAGAATTCGGTCAATACTTTACTGAGTTCATTGCAGGTAAACAATTTGCGTCATTGGACCTAATGCCTGATGCACACACCTTACTTGGTTACCTGAAGCATACTGGCATTCCTGTAGAGATTCTTTCCTCTACTGCACGAGAATCTTCCCATCGTGCAATCTCTTACCAAAAAGAATTGTGGTTGGAAAAACAAGGTATTGTTTACCCTCGCAACTTTGTACCTGGTAAGAAACACAAGAAGGACTTTGCCGATCCTTCACACATCATTATCGATGATACTGAGTCCGTCATTAAGGACTGGAAAGAAGCAGGCGGCGTAGCAATCCATCACAAAGATGCATTGACAACGATCTCGGTTCTTGATACACTGGTCCGCGCAGGATAAATAAATCATACATTATGAATTCTGTGGACAAGTTTAATACATTTAATATTTTTATACGTTAATAAGGAAATAATATGGTCGATTTTTCTAAACTCAAAAAGTCATCTGGCAATCTTGATAAACTGAAGACTGCTGTCGAGAAACTCAATTCTGGTGCCGATTCTGGCGATTCAAAAGAAAACTATTGGAAGTGCGAAGTAGATAAGGCTGGTAACGGCATGGCTACTATTCGTTTCTTGCCTGCGCCTGCGGTTGATGGTGATGATGGACTTCCTTGGGCTAAGATTTTCAAACACGGTTTCCAAGGTCCCGGTGGTTGGTTGTTAGACAACTGTTTGACCACAAAGAACCAACAATGTCCAGTGTGTGAACATAATAACGCATTGTGGAATTCTGGCATCGAAGCCAACAAGGAAATTGTTCGTAAACAAAAACGTAAGTTGTCTTATGTTGCAAACGTTTACATCGTTTCTGATCCAAAGAATCCAGAGAACGAAGGTAAGGTTAAGTTGTTCAAGTTTGGTGCTAAGATTTTCGATAAGATTACCGAAGCAATGAACCCACAATTTGCAGACGAAACTGCAATCAACCCATTCGATTTGTGGACTGGTGCGAACTTCAAGTTGAAGATTCGTAAGGTTGAAGGTTATCAGAACTATGATCGTTCCGAATTTGAATCTCCATCACCATTGTCTAACGATGATGATGAATTGGAAAAGATTTGGAAGTCTGAATTCTCCTTGGCAGAATTGACTGCTGATAAAGAATTCAAGTCTTATGACGATTTGAAAGCACGTTTGACCAAAGTGTTGGGTGCTGAAACACCTAAGACTACAGTTGAAACTATCCGTGCTGAAGCTAAGGCAAACCCTAAGAAGTTTGCAAACAATGATGAGGATCCACCTTTCGATGTTGATCCAGTATCAAATGACGAGGACGATTTGGCATATTTTGCTCGCCTCGCCGACGAATAAACAACTAAATCTTTCATAGAAGTTTACCCCGCCTAGTGCGGGGTTTTTTCGTTGGTCAAACAGGTCTTAGGTTTTGTTTCTGTATTTTCTGCAAGGTCGAGTCATCGGTTCTAAGTGACACGGAACCATCCAAAGCAATCGGTGGTGCAGAACCACCACCTCCACCGCCGACAGTCTTAGAGTTATCGATTGAGATAACCTTAGGTGATGTGGACTCATCCAATTTCATATCATTATTCTCTTGAATAACAGCCTGTGCTTTGGTTGATACAGCACTTGGTGCCGCAGGTGCAGGACTTGCAGTTGATGCACCCACCGATCTAGGATCAGATGCAGCAGCCGAGGACGAACCTCTACCTGCGCCTGCTGTTGAAGGTGCAACACCGGCAGGCAAACTGGATTTAGCCTCAACTTTTGAGGTTGTCAACTTGCCTGCATCATACAAATCAGATGCTTCTTTCAACATCACTGGTGGTGGTTCGTTGCCGGCTTTGTCTTGAAAAATAAATTTACCGTAACGGTCAACACTTTTCTTGGTGAACCCCTTTGGTTTCAGATAATTTTCAATCGCTGTCTGTTTCTTTTTGATCGCAGCAGTTAGTTTTTCTTGTTTCTCATCATAATCGGGATCAGATTCTCCTGGTATCTCCGACAATTGATTTCTATTGTCTGAATTTTGTATTTGTTCTGTTAACGCCTTAGCTTCAGGACCACCCAAACTCTGGTTTGAGTTTTGCACACTTTTCATGGCAGCATCAACACCCATCTTAATCAACTCAGCCAGAATCACACCTATGGCTGCACCACCAGCCAATTCTAGTATGAATGGATTGGTTAACAAATCTTTTAAGATGTTGAAGGCTTTATATAAACCTTCACCGAAGATTTCTTTAATTTTATTGTAGAATTCCAACACAGGTTTGAAAAAATCTTTAACTTTCCTAATCAAATCAAGAATACTACTAGACTTTTTTTCTCCTACAATTGTTGTACTCTTTCCGCCAAGTCCATGTATAGCATCAAGCAACTCTTTATGCCATTTCTCACGGATACTTTCGTGTTTATCTCTTTTGTCGTGTTCCAATTCTAATTGAGTTTTGGCATCTTCACTGTCGTGTTTGATGAGGTTGTATATACGACTCATAACATCGGAGATACTATCACCCTTCTTGGATTTTCTCTGTTCACCCTCAGCAACTTTGGTGTATAACGGATCATTCTTATCATCAGCAGGAGATTCTTTGACGCCAAGACCTTTCTTGCCTCTGTTTGCAAAGTAACTGATATCTTCTTTACTTCTACCCATTGCACGACCAGCAAGTGCAGTACCAAAACGACCACCAAACATTCTTGCGATGTTCAGAGGGTCAAACTTTTCTTTGATACCCATGGCACTCGCTCTCATTTTATCCGAAACCGCTGAACGAATCGATCCACCAATAGACTGGTCACCAGAGACCAGATTGCCATATAACATATCACTAAGTTTTTGGCCTCTAATGTTAGAAGCACCCTGATAGGACATTTTAGTTGCCATATTTTACTTTAATAGTTTGGTTTAACATCGTTTGAACCGGTACTTATAACTTGACCTGTTTTATTACCTGACGGTATCACATTGGTTGATGAATTGTTCTGAATAATTGTTGTCTGACCTGAAGAACCCTTCATATCACTATTTTGCACAGAAGAATCTGATAATTTTTGACCTGTTTCTTTCTGTGCAAGAACGTCAGAATATTTCTTTTGGTACTGTCCAACTTTTTCAAATAGAACATCAATTACTTGTTTTGCGGTTCTGGGTTTATTCTTATCTGGTTTTCCATTCGTCTTATCATAAAAGATAAAATCATTAGCCTTAGCTGCATCAGGTAAAATCTCGGATGCATCTTTAGTTGGATCAGCAGTAAACAATTTCTTTGCACCGGCCGGACCCAAGAAATGTGCAGCGTAGATAGACGTTGCATCGATGGGTATACCAGCCTTACTCAAATAATTTGAATTTTCTTTAATAAACAATGCACCCGCTACTGCATTTGCTTCTGGGTCTTCAGGTCCTTTGTTCAAAACAGGATACTTAGAACCATAAGTTTTAACCATTTGATTCCAAGTGCCCTTGATAAACTGATACAATCCTTTTGCACTACTTGTTTTTGCACCAGCAGAAGGATCAAAAGCACTTTCTTGCTTCGCCATTGCATACATTAGGGACTTATCGATACCCACAGTTTTTGATGCACTATCAATTGCAGCAGCAACAGATTCACTGGGCATCAAAAGACCAGCACCAATGGCTGCACCGGCGGCCACTTTAGCTGCGGTTTTAACCACACTAGGTGCAACACTTGGTGTTGGTCTTGCAGTTGGTGCAGGAGCTGGAGCAGGAGACGGAGCAGGTCTTGCAGTTGGCGCTGGCGCAGGAGCTGGAGCAGGTGCAGGCTTTGCTGGCGGTGCAGGAGCTGGAGCAGGAGCTGGTTTTTCTGCCGGTTTGGCAGCGGGTGGTTTAGTCTCAACAGGTTTTGCAGAAGGTTTTGCTTCTGGTTTTTCTGTTGGTTCGATTGGCTCGGCCCTGCGTTCTTTACCCTTTTTACCAGCATCTTTCAATGCCTTCAACACTTCTTTGTGTTGTTTTCTTTCTGTTTTGAATGAGTCGTCGCGTCTATCATTCTCCAATTCGACACGAAGTTTCTTTTCGTCAGAATCTTTTTTCATCACAGAATAGATTTTGATTGCAACATCGGCAGCATTGTCACCTTTACGCAATCTTGGATTCTCTGTTGCAGCAATGTTGGTGTAAAATGCAGAATCTACAGTACCAACTTGAGATGATTTCTTTGTTTTACCACCGAAGAACTGCATATCAGCAGAACTTCTTGAGGTCATGTTACCAACAAGACCAACAGCCATACGACCACCGAACATTTTTGCAATGTTCAACGGATCAAATTTCTGTTTGATGCCTGTGACTTTGGCTTTGAATGTGTCTGTGATACCGCGTTTAATGGACTGGCCAATGCCCATTTCCCCAGCCAATAGATTCTCGGTGATGTTACCCATAACACCACGAGCTCTTGTTTTTTGTGCTTGTTCGTATTCACCAGAACGATTACGAGACTGGATGTATTTGTCCAGTCTCGCCTTTTGATCTGACAGAATCTCACTTTGTCTTTTTTCGGTCATCTACGTTCCGCATTTCTTTGTTTGATCTTTTCGTTTTCTTCTTCAATATATTGAATTAACATACTCACGTAAACATCACGTTCCCACGGAATCATATTTTCAAGTTCAGACAAACTATACTTATGGTGTTGTATCAACGCAAAGTTTGTCTTATAATAGTTTCTTAAGTTGTCATGACGAAATATTAACCGAAAAAATTTTCAAGACCTTCCACGACGATCTTGTGATCAAAGCCACACTTTGAACATTTCATTTCGATTGTTTTATTTAACTTAGGTAAATTCTCAAAGAAATCTTCAATCTTGGAGAATTGTTCTTGGTTCAGTGATTCAACGAACTCAACCAATTCTTGTTTTGGTGTGTCTTTTGAATAGAAGAATTGTTGACCGTCATAGATGTATTCGATACTGTTAACGATCATGTCAAATGCCATGTCTGTAACGGTATCATTTTCACCAGTTGAATCCAAGATGGAGAATTGTGGGTATCTCAACTTCAATACGATTTGACTTGTCAGTTGAACTTCATCTTTAAGTTCTGTCTTATCGAGTTTAATATCCAACAGATTCAGTGAAGTGTCCATCAAATGACCACATGCATGGTCACCAACAAGATTCTCACAACGGTATTTGTTTTCAACAACTTCACCAACGGAACGTGCTCTCAGTTGGATGAAATAGTATTCAACATCGATGATTGGAAGTGTTTCAATGTCCACATTTTCTGTTAGTGTACAGTTATGCAGAACTTGTTTGATGTTTCTTTCGATGGTCTCTTTGTCGTTTGCTTCCATCGCCATCATAAGATTACGTTGTTCTTTCACAAG